GCTCCTCAACAATACCGAAAATCGCTACAACTTCTCCGTCATCTTCAATACCGGTAATACTACTGGGGCTCTCGGGTACAATAGTGCCATTCAGCAGCGTTTCCGTAATATTCAGCGTATTGAGTTCGTGAAGGCGATTGTACCAATTGAGTCGCTGACCGCACTGGTACGTGTAACCGCAAATACGCCAACATACGACACCAGCCGTGTAGTAAACATCTTCTCCCTACCGTTTGCGAGTGTCCGTATTGCCGAGCTCAACAACAATTCGTTCTCCACGAATCCCAATGAGGATAATACGTTTGCTATTGTCCAGTACGATACGACGTGGTCTTCCGATTTATACGTACCTCAGTCATATTTACCTGCTGGCTCTGCTGGAAATGGCGCTGTCCCTGCCGATAAGACTGGTTACACCGGCTTTATTCCCAAGTTCCTTAAGACACAGCGTGTATACACCCCGACCCCCCTTGCAACACTCAATAAACTATCTATTCGTATGGAGCGGCACAATACGGAGCTCATCAGTCCAGACCCCGATGTATTCTTCATTAGCCGCATTCAGCTCGGTGATTTAATCACAAACTTCGGCGGCATTGGCACCACAACTGATGCAACAAATTACTGTGCTGCAACGGCAACAAATGCTGAGAACCCCTATATCTTTATCAAGACAACGAACTACTTCTTATTCAGTGCCATATCCGAAGGTGATATCATTAATATTCAGGGCTGTACCGTGACGCCGTCTGGCACTCTCACTGCCAGTGGTGCCGTAGACTTTACGAACTTCATCAACCAGCCCGCCGGTCAATACGTGGTTGCCACGGGATATATTGCCGTCTCTGGCGGCAATTCCGTCATAACTCTCGGACGCAATAATGCCGGCTACTGTAACGTAATCATCATCCGCAACCGTTTTGACAATGCCGCCACTACCGGTGGCACAACACGGAATCTAGGTCCATCGTATTTTGGCGGATTCTTATCCGAGGAGGAGGATGCCAAAACCGGTTCAACCTCAGGTCTCACCTTTATCCTCAACACCGCGGCGACCGTACAGACGGGCTGCGCGCTCATCAATACAAGCCGCCAGACCAACTTCGTCTTACGCATTATCACCCGTGATATGGATTCCACGTCCAACATCCGCCCCGATAATGTCTAATCTTTCGTCCCCGAACTCTACCGATATTATTTTGATGTAATTTGGTAGAGGCATGCTTAGCACGGTAATTGTAGTGCTGCTTGTGGTCGTATTTATATTTACATTTATCATACCCTTCGCACGCAAAAAGACGGAGGGGTTCCAGTCATCTAGCGGGGGTGGCTACAGAACATATATGGGCAATTACATATCTGAGCGCAAAGGTATGATTACGACTGGAAGACGTCAATACAATGCTCTAGGCGCAAGTTTAGATCCTATATTGCCAACATTTGCTATTGCGCCGGCGGGGATTGATGAAAATGCAAAGCTTACAATACCCCAGTATTTACAGCAGTTCAATAATCTTACAAATAGTGCCAACAAAGTGCTCACACATAGTTTAGCCAATCCTGATATTGCACCAACAGTAGCATCTCCCACAAACATGGGTCCTAAGCCATTGGGCATAAAATTACAATTGCCTCCACCCAATGACTTGCTGGTAAAGGCACGCCAGTGTGAAATGGAACTGAAAACCCGCGATAGTTGTTCGAAGTTAGACGACCCGACCTACTCGAGCTGCGGCATTTGTATTGACGAGGGTACTAAATTTAATGGAGATAGTCCCAATACTTTTATCGGTGGTTTGTTATCACTTGTATCCGATCGCAATGAGGCTCCCATTGATAACGCCACTGGAAAACCCATATACCAGCCAACAATCGGCAAGTGCCCATCTGGTATGTTCTATGTTGACTCGGCGTCGTGTAAGAAAGCCGTTAATCAGCTTAACTGTACCGAGATTGGAAATACTGGTGGTTTCCAGGGCGGAAAGACGAAGGAGGGACGTAAAATCCCTGACGTATCCTGTGCGCAGGCGCCAGTACCAGATATTTATCTCTACCAACCGCCGAATGAACCGTATGATGTCACGCTACGCTTCCTAACACCGTTCGGCACAGGTATTACTCAGGCAATTGTTACACACGTACGGTCGAAACGCACGTTTAAGGCAGATAATGATGGCAAGCCTGGACAAGAGTTTACACTTGTACTGCGCGGCGTTAAGGAGCAGGACCAGGTCGACATTATGATTATACAAGAGCAGCCTCACCGCCCTAACGGAAAGCCTGAAGTGTTCCAAGTATTAACTAAAACTAATACATCAAGTGATACTATTAATAATATCGATAAAACTACAGCTACTGAATTATGTAACCGTATTGGTACACAACTTGCTACAAACGCAAATATATCAAAGGCTAATTCAAAGGGATTACAAACTGGACGTTGCGGACGCTACGTTGATTCCGACTATTCTTTATACTCTATACAGAGCGGTCGAAGGGGGTTTGGAGTAGTTGGTCAGAATCCCCAGTTTACATTTTGTGACAAGGCTATGGAAAAATTTGGCGTCGGTGCGTGGTGCTACGGTTACAAGCCTACAAAGTCCGTGAATATCACAATTCCAACATACATTTTAGATTTCTTTTCATCGTTTGGCACGGGTGCACAGCCTGCCCAGGGCGTCAGTCTATATAGCGAGTACTCTGATTCTGTAAGTAATAATCCACCTGGTCTCTCAGAGCGCGGCATTCTTATTCAGTGGGAGATGTCTGACTCGCAGAATCGTACCGTCTCGTTCATGCCAACAATAACAATGGTTGGTCCTAACAATTTTAAAACGAACCCCAGTGCTCTCCGTCTACTCGGTCCGTATGCAAAGAGCTCACTTATCCGAGGTCCCGCTTGGAATTCAAAATCATCTATGCAGAAGAATCAATTCTGGTTTTGGAGTTCCGCTCGTACATCGCAAACAGCAATATTTACAGCCCTTGTGCCTGGTTACCTGAATAATCCTTACTATGAGGATGACTTACAGAATGCGCCACTCGGTCCTCTCATTACAAATCCTAGTACAATGGAATTACTCAAGACCTCCCCTTGCTTTGCGGACGGGCAGGAAGCAGGTAGCTACAGCGCGGCGTGTTTGCTTACCCTTTTCGAGGGAGCAGGTGGTGACGCTTCTAAGGGCACTCTTGCTACAGAAAACGGCGGTCTATCCCAGCTGAATAGTTTTGGCGACCTCAGTTCGATTTCTGAATATCTGTCTGGCTTGTATATTACTGCAACATCTGGCAAGGACAGCAACGGTAATGTAATTAGTTTCGATATGAATACACGTATTGCAGCAATGAATGATGCCGCAATGAAAATGTTTGGTTTCAAAATTACAAACCCTTGCGAAGATCTTGTAGACAATGCGGACGGCTCGGTCGGTCTTACTGCGAAGCCTATGACAAACGTAACCGCCGATTGCCTCCAGTATCTATGGCTCAATAATCAGTCAGACCAGGACCGCTCGCCGTATTCCGCTGCTAGTGGCGCGCTCTTTACCAATACATACACAAGTATTGCGGATCGTTTCAGCGGTCTCCGATACAATGAAAGCACGCCTGGTCGTCGTAACCAGTACCCATTCCAAGCCTGTCAGCTCGGCGGCTCAATGGCTCCACTTAAGAATGGAGAGCCTGACCGTATGGTCATTGGAAAACTCACAAGCATGGATAGCCTACAAACTGTACAAAACTTCTTTAACGATATTCAAAAGACGGCAAACTACGGCAAGGATCAGAAGGCACAGGCGATTGCGATAGACCAGTGCTATGGTATTAAACAAGCCAAAGGCAAGGGGCTGGGCTTTGGCTGTACATTAATTATGCCTGCAAGTGTAATACCAGGTGTCACGTGCTATGTTAACCTAGGCGACCCTACAGAGAAAACAAACTATTTGATGTATGCAAGTGGCGCGGCATTCTTCGGTGGTGTCCAGAATACTCCCAATATTACGTTTATGTTAGCAGCCCCAAATACTGGTCAGGCTGGTTGTATTAGCTTCAAGACAACAGATGCAGCACCTCTATTCTTACGCCACTCTGGTTTCCGTATATATGCTCATGCAAATGATCGCAGCCAACTATTTGCAAAGGATTCCACTTGGAAGGTTGTATCTTCGCTCAATAAAGACCCTACAATGGTGTCGTTCCAGTCGGTCAATTACCCCGATCGCTATCTCAGTCAGGCTGGCGCTCCCAACGAAGTTTGGGCTACTATATTTGCGAACACTGCAGATGACGCAAATCGTAAGTCATTTACGATTGTCGGCGTGCCCGCCGTTCCCCAACCTTTACCACCTTCACTGCCTGTAAAGGATGGTTTAGTGTTATGGTTAGATGCAAAGGATAGTTCGACCGTAGGCGTCAATGGTTCATCTGTCACACACTGGAAAGACAAATCTGGTTCAGGAAATGATATGACAAAAATTTCAGGCTCTGTTACATACACGCCCGATTCTGCACTCACCTTCCAGGCTGGAGGAATTTTACAGACGGCTGGAAAGATATCTATCTCACCTGGCTCACATGTGTTTGTTGTAACTCAAGTTGCCACTGTAACAAGCGCAGGTCTAGGATATGTGTTTGGATTAACCGATATGCACGGTCCTGGCGATTATAGTATACGATTTATGACCCCAACATCTCTTGCTCAATGGGATGCGAACGATATGGGACAGCCTTTATACTACGTAAATGGAACTCCCTCCAGATATGCAGGCACTGTAACTGTGCCTGCAGGAGTCAACACCATATGCGGAGTTGCAAGCGAGGGTGGTTCTACACGATTATCATTATCGACTGCATTTATGAATCGGTTTTTAATCGGAACAATCAGCGAAGTTATTGTATTTGAACAAAATCTCTCGGATACACAACGTAAATCGGTGGAGGGATACTTAGCCTGCAAATGGGGATTACAGTCAAAACTACCACAGACACATCCATATGCAACGACGTGTGCCAAGGGTGGTACCCAATCGAGCAATGGATGTATTGTACCAGATACTATTCCAAAGGGAACCTTTTCTGGTGATTGGGTGAATGGTAGACCATCAGCAACTGCCGTAAATGTGGATGACCAGTGTAATACTGTTGCCATGTTTAATTTGCCCGATCAAAATGCGCCATACACAAAGATGGTGAATAGTAAGGGAGATGCTAAATATTACACAGGAGGTACTAACTTATATGACCCTAAGAAGTGGCCCACCTACAGTAGCGCGAAGGGACACTATTTCTTTAATGGATTCTAAGGCGGCGGCTGGGATTCCGAACAATAATTGAATGATTTGCCGTGGGGTGATTCATTCAAATATTTAGAAGTGATAATTAGAGTAGATGATAGGAGGAACAATCGTTGTAATTCTTCTTGTTTTAGTGTTTATTTTTACCTTTGTAATTCCTATTGCACAGAGCAAAAGTAGCGAGGGATTTGTTACAAACATGAGCAACTATATCTCTGAGCGTCAAACAATGAAGAATGCGGGTACTCAATTGTACAATAAGTTAGGCAGTACACTAAATCCGACCCTTCCAAACTTTAGTGTAGACGGTATAACATTTGACCCCAACCTTACAGACCAACAATATGCCCAGAAATTTACTAATGCCGTCCGAGCAAAGAATCAGGTAATTACAACTGCTCTCCAAACTCCCGATGAATCTCCTTCAAGGTTATCCCCTACAAATATGGCAGTTATAGCGCAAGATGTAAGCCCGCAAATGCCGCCCGTAAACGATTTATATATTTCTGCACTCCGATGCCAAGCCTCCATTACGAAGCGCAGCGATTGTTCTAAATTAGATGACCCGAAGAACGCACTCTGTGGCATCTGTATTAAAGGCGGCACGAAATTCGATGGAAGCAGCCCTAAAACATTTATTGGCGGTCTATTATCTATATTACAAGACCGTACCGATGCCGAAGATGCGGCTGGGGGTGAAACCCCCTTATACCAACCCACTCTTGGTATGTGCCCTCCCGGTATGTTCTATGTCGACTCTGCATCATGTAAGAAAGCCGTGAATAGATTGGAATGTGCTGAAATTGGTGAAACTGGTGGTTTCCAAGGTGGTAGAACAATAGAAGGCAGAACGCTTGCCGATGTCAGTTGCGCACAAGCTCCTGTTACAAGCACAGATACATACGTATATCAGCCTGTCGATGAAAAGACTGCTGCCTATCCTGTAGTTCTTCGTGTCATATCTCCATTTTCTACAGGTATTACAAGGATTGTTGTCACCCATCAGCGAAGCAACAAGACTTATACCGCCGATAATGGCGGCAATCCAGGTCAGGAATTTACACTTACACTTCCCAGCGTACTGGAAGCCGATAATGTGAGTATTCTAGTTATACAGGAGGTGCCAAACCGCACAAAAGGACAGCCCGAAGTATTCCAAGTACAGGAACAGGTCGCAAATGGTCAAATGAATACATACACTATCGACTCTGCAAAGGAACTCTGTAGCCGTCTTGGGGCAAATCTTGCATCAACCCAAAATCTGCGTGATGCGCTCAATAACGGAATTCAATCAGCCGAATGCGGAATTGTAAGTGACCAGAACTCATCTATGTACGCTGCACAGACGGGCTCCAGCTTCTTCAAATATATTCCTATTGGCGGTGCACCAGGAATGGGTGGATGCCAGAATAGCGGTAATGCAAGTGCAGGTGCAGCTTGGTGCTATGGCTCCAAACCCGCTGCAACAATTACAAATCCAACTATCCCATCGCCCATTAGAACGTCTGTTCTCAATTGGTTTAATAGCTTTGGTCCGCCGCAGGGTCCGAGCGTATACAGCAAATACAGTGAGCCTGGCGCATCTGATCCGCCTGGCACTTCACAGCGCGCAGTCATCATCCAATGGGAGATGAAGGATTCTAAGGACCGTACTGTACCATTCTTACAAACAGTTAGCAAGATTAATAACAATATAGCATCGCCACCGCCGCCGACTCCCAGCCCTCTTCGTCTTCTTGGACCATTTACTGGAAGTTCCCTTATTTCAGGACCCGTATGGAATAGCACAACATCAATAGTAAAGAATCAATTTTGGTTCTGGAGCAATTCTCCAAATAGCCCTACAGTCACATTTACTGCACAAGTACCAGGTTTTCTAGAAAATCCTTATTACAGGGAGGATTTGGAAACTGCTCCTTTAGGTCCTTTAATTACAAAACAGAGCACAAGCGCACTACTCAAGAGCTCTCCCTGTATGGTTGAGGGTCAGAAACCAGGCTCTTACAGCACTCCGTGCTTGCTTGAGTTGTACCAAGGTGTAGGCGGAATCCCAGGTGCAGGCACCCTTTCTACAAAGAACGGTGGTCTAACACAACTCAATGGCTATGGCGATTTGAATGCGATTAGTACATATCTGAATGGATTGTATAAATCGGCGACTTCAGGCAAGGATGTAAATGGAAATGTGCTCAGCTATGACATTAAAACTCGTATGAAGTCTATGAATGCTGCAGCACAACTCTTATTCGGTTTTGATATTGTAAACCCCTGTGAACAAATCGTTGATAATCCCGACGGCTCTGTAGGTCTTGTTGCAGCACCAATGATAAGCGTAACGCCTCAATGCCTACAATACATTTGGCTAAATACGGGCTCAGATTCAAATCGTAAAGGTACTGCCGGTTATGGTAAGCTATACGATGGCACATATACAAACATTGCCGACCGTTTTAGCGGTCTGTTGAACACAGAAAGCACTCCTGCCCGCCGCGAGCAGTATCCTTTCCAGGCGTGCCAGGTCAGCGGTACAATGGCACCTATGAAGAATGGACGAGCCGATATACAGGTCGTGAATAAGTTGATGCAAATGACAGATCTACAGGCGATTCAAAATTACTTTGATGGAATTTTCAAGACTGCTAACAATCTTGGTGGTAGATTCGGCAATGCCACTGCTGAACAGTCCGCTGAACAAGCTACTGCTATCCAGCAGTGCTACGGTATTAATCAGGTCAAGAATACTGCTACTAAGGGGTATGGTTGCGGAACTGTCACCGAAGGCATGGCATTATGGTTCGATGGCGCGGACCCGCTCGGAAATGGAACACCTCCTATGCCAGGTACAAGGCTTACAACATTGGTTGATAAATCAGGCATAAACAATAATGCAACAGCACAAAGAGGAGGAGGCTCATTTGTAACTGGTGGAGGTATTGGGTTTGGTGGAGGATTTTACACATTAAATGCTCCCTATTCGCAAACAAATACATTATTTATGGTTGCTACAGG